AAAGTTCTTGACTACCCAATCGCCTTTGGCGTTCTGATGGTATTCAAACAATGGTTGCACTTCATTACCATACTCTTTCACGTGCATGGTTTGGCGTCGGATAAACTCACACACAGGTGATTGTTCGTCAGACATAACCATCTCCATGAAGTTGACAGGAGTTGTCTCGTTAATGTTACGAAACAGTTCTGTTGCTTCTTGTGAGGTGCAAGTACGAATATCAACTGGCACCATGATCTCAGAAAGATTCACGTCATCCATGTCAATACAGGTTTGACCATTGATTGCTATTTTGCCTAGATAGAATTTTACAGAAGCACGAACTCGGTGACCACCATCGATGATCAGATAATCTGCTTTGTAAATTTTCTTTGCTTCTTCGTCTTCGCGTATGTCACGGATGGTTAGCATACCGCAACCAAAACCGTTTAATACACTTCGCACGATGCGAACAGACTTTTTAATGCCGGAAGTCACGGGAGGTCGTTGACCGATAGGATTCGGATCAAGTTTACCAGTGATGGCAAGGTTTACTATCTCTTGAAGAGACATTACTTTTACTTCGCTTTTCATGTTAACTCCTTAACATATAGTTGTGGCAATATTGCCGGAAATGGGTTGCGTTACATTAACAACCCAAGAGAAACTTTTTACTACTTTACAGCGCGAATAAACCGCATTACATCAGATTGCTTATAATCGCCGCGACCAGTCCAGTTACGAAACGCAGAGCATTCAGTAACATCGGAAGCACACGCGGAATAGTTTGAACAACGGACACAAGGAACATCGCGTTTGTTCACGGGACCTTGCATATAGACGGGTTCATGTTTGAACTCAGGAGGAGTGCCGCGACCATTTAAGACCTCAGCATCATACCAAATTCCGATAATATTTTCCATTAATTCATCTCCAAAAGTAGAAAATCGCCAGTGATTTCCTATTCAATACAGTAATTCTACTGAAAACAAATAACTTTGTCAAGGCATATTTCCGGTAATATTACCGAAACCTGTCATAGACATAAACGTCAAACTCAGTCGCGTTGGCGAGACCGCCGATCACGTTGCCCGAGTAGTCATACCCAGTGGTGGGGCGACGACCGCGCACAACCACACGCTTCTCGGTGTGTCCGTACTTGCGAAGAACCTCATTGTCACGAGCGATCTCCTGACGGATCAATCGCAGGTACATAGAGTTGCGATCGTTGGTAGTGAACCGATAAGAACTAGACTTGTGGTTTACTTTTACAACGTCAATCATTACGCTATCTCCTGATTACTGAAATCAATTAAGATCTGACCAAGTTCAACTTTGTCGAACAGTTTGTCAATGTCTTCTTTCAGATCATTGCTTGCCACCGAGTACATTTTCTGATACTCTGTCAGTTGCTCCGAAGTGATTACCTTCACCATGTGCAACGGTTTTGAATCTGTAACTCTATACAGCATTACACTGCCTCCTCAACTTTGGAAAGGACGTCAAGGTTGAAGACGGTGTAACGCTTCGGCACCTTGATTTTCTTTTCTTTCTTGGTTGCTTCGTCAATGATTTTCTTCACGACGATGCGCTTGATAGCAACACCTTGACCCTTCGCGCCAGCGACCGAGTAACCTTCGGCGACTGCCTGACGGAAAGTCATCCAGAAGGGAGAAGTATATCCTGCCTCAGCAGCGGCGATCTCAAGAGCGATAGCATTACCGCCAGAGTAGGGAGTTTTGGTTACGAAGTTAAACATATTTGGTTCCTTTTCTCAACTTACAACCATTATACTAAAATCGGGTTCCAAAGTAAAATTTAATTTTCTTGAATAAAATCAATGACTTACGACCGACCCACTGCAGAACGTGCCGCAGATACCTTGAGATAGGACTTCAACCAGTCTTCAGGGGACTTCACAGACGTGTTCAGGGTGAGTTTCAATCCCCGTGAGCGCATCTCCTTCTTCAGAATAGACGCTGCCTCAGTGCCCATGAATCGCGACACAAGGCGAAGTAGGATCTTCCGGAACTTCACGTCATGGTGCATGGCACCTGCTTGATGGGCGAGTTCGTGGAGCAGGGTGTACTCATCCATGCCGTGAGTGGGGCAAAGGTCAATCTTGCCACCGTAGTGAGCACGACCAGCAGTTCGACTACGCCCACCCATATCGCGTTTCTGCTCAAGGTAAACAAATTTGCCGCCAGCGAGTTCCTTCCACAATTTAGAGTTGAGGATCTGCTTGAGGCGACGCTCGGCGTCCTTGAAGGTGTCAAACTGTTTAATCTGAACCTGCTTTTGAAATGCCCACTCAGACTGATACACCTTCTGACGGTTTGAGTCCCGATAGGAACCGTTTGACCGACCAGTCTTTTTTACCTGCTGTTTTCGCGCGAGGTATTGTGAATACTTCTCTGCCAACTCCATGGTCATCCCAGGAACGGTGAGGAGTTCGTTGACTTCCTCAACTCGACGGTGACCTGCGAAACAACGGTTGTTGGTGAAGATCATTATATCACTCTCCTTACAGATAATCGCAAACTTTTTTCCAGATGCCTTCTAACTCTTCTTGAGAGTCGAAACCGAATTCGGTCGCGAAGTCCCAGTCTGAAGACTTATAGATCACGCGATCAGGTCCACCGTTTTCCATGATTGCTTCGGCGATTACCGCAGGACTGCGATGAGAGACAACAAAATCACCATTATGATCAATCAACTCAATACGACCTTCACAAACAGAAACAAAACTAATCATGCCTTTCTCCTTAATCAATACAACCATTATACTGAAATCAGGGTCCAAAGTAAAGTTTGAAAAACTCTAATAAAATTAATAACTTACGCTTCTTCGTAAACTATAATACCTGCGAAAATGATGACTTCGGTTACCTTATAACCTAAATTCTTGAGTCTTTTAATCTCGCTTTTGATCGCGGTTAGGGTGTTGTCTACTACTGAAATCATGAAGTCGCCTCCTCAAACAGAACACCTATTATCCCGCAATCAGGATCCAAAGTAAAGTTTGAAAAAGTCGTTATAAATCAATAACTTAGCAGTCCCCGATTATGGAGATCAAAGAATTTACGGGTCATGCGTATCCACGGTTGAATATCCTCGACAAATATCTCAGGATTGTTGTCGTCTCGGATTGCCATGAGGATAACTGCCTGTTCAATATCAACGTCATAACGCTCTTTGACCATGATCGCATAGGCAGCACATTGCATGAAGTAGGTGGTGATGTCGTCGCGCGTCTTTCGGCGGCGAGAAGTTTTGAAGTCGAGCAACGTATTTTTACCTGCGTATCGGCAGATTAAGTCTGCCGTCCCTGCAGTTTTTAATTCATGAGAATACATACGCAACTCAATACCATAGATCTTATCGACGTTCTCATCAAGATAAGGTTGTATGGTGCGGAAGGAAGAAAGGGCGATCGGGTTTGCTTCTTTCTCTACTAATGTACCGAGAGTATATTTTTCAGCGATATCATGCATCGCCGTACCGAAACCTGCTGCTTGCGTGGATATTTTATTTGCCTCCTCGTTGCCAACTCTTCTTCTCCACGCGGCGATCCCCTTTCGAGAGAAGTAGGAAAGGACTGTAGTGACTGATGGGTATTTCTCTCCTGTTGGTGTTTGATACAGTCGCTTTCCATCTTCGTTCACACGTTTGAGTGTTATTTCCTCAAACAATTCATAATCAAAAGTTTTCATTATACTGCTCTTAGCATCTCCCTTGGATTGAATGCTCCTAGTTCGTGTTCGGCGATAATAAACTCGCGAACAAATCCGCTGCGAACAATATCGTCAATACCAAATTCTATGTGCGCCATAGAATTCATTCTCTTAAAGATTCTCATGATTCCCTCAAGTCCAGACTCTTGATTATATCTGCTGCTAGTGAGGTCATCTTGAAGTATATCTCCACATACAACTATTCTACTTGAATCACCTACCCTTGTCAATACAGTTTTTAATTCCATGTATGACAGGTTCTGTGCTTCATCAAGTATGATAATAGCATTGTCGATTGTTGTTCCGCGAAGGAATGAGGTTGATTGGAATTCTACGATGCCCTTCTGCTTCAGAATATCATATGCATCTCCTCTGTTAAACAATTCTGCGCAGATACTTTTATAGGGTGCTTCGTAGTTTGCCATCTTTTCGGTTTCTTTTCCTGGTAGAAATCCTATGTCTTTCGATGGTTGTGCTGATCTGACGATTACAATTTTATCCTTTGAATTGTCTTGATACTCGAACAGATCGTATAGTGCTAGATATAGCGATAGGAATGTTTTGCCAGTTCCTGGCGAACCATGTAACAGGACGTGCTTTTCGTTATCGTATTGTTCGAAGACTTCCTGCTGGTTTTGGGTTTTAGGTTTTATCTCACGTAATTTCATGCCTCTCGATGGAACATTTTCACGATCATCCAGAATACCTTGCCTTCTCAGTGACCGTCTTTGTTTCTTTGAAAGTGCCATATTTCGTGCCTTATGTTTTGGGTTTATGTTAGTAACTTACTCGCCAAATACATATCAAAAGGTGTTGATGTTTGCTCCCCTCCCTGATGCTTTTTTGATTGAACGAAGTACATCCCGAAAACCATCGTCAGGTTTTTGTTTACCATCGTCTCTGGATAATCGGGGTGCGGATAAATGAACTTGTGAGAGATGAGGATTTTCAGACTTGAAGGAATCAAGTTCTGCAATCTTCAGAGTGACTTCGGACGTTTCGCCCGTGTCGTTGTCGCGGAAATTATAAACAGGCATATTAGTATTTATTTAATGTAGTCGTTGAACGATAGCAAATCATTAAGATTATTTGAACGTAAAGCATTCTTTATGCTCTTTTCTTTCAGTTCTTCACCATGATCTACTCTTTGCTTTTTCTTACGCTCTTCGCGCCGCAGTTCGTTGTACAAACGATCCCCTTTCGTCTTACTCATAGCAGTCCTGGAAATGCCTCCTCTACCAGTTTCTTTGTTAATCCCTTGTATGGTAACTTCTTATCTTTTACTGCAAGAAGCACCTTCGCCTCTTTCGGGTTTATGTTCTCCAACAATTCAATGAAAAGCATTTCCCTCTTCACTGGTTTTAGATCAGGATTACCACCCTTGATAAACAAATACAGTCGACGGTCTTCAGCGTATAGTCCTGAATCATCTTCGTCAATGACGTCATTTTCTTTATATGGTGGAGCACCTTCAGGCAAATCAAACTCAATGTTCGGATCAAATGTGTACTTTAACAATCGAAGCATTAAGTTATTTGGTCGATGACTCCGAAGAAAATTGACTTTATTTTTGCGACCCGAAGTTTTCTCGAGATCAGTGAAGATAGTATCAATCAATGGTAGTTTCATATTAGAACTCGTTTATATTTTCCATCATGTGCTTGAGTTTATTTTTGATGAAATAATTAAACAACTTAGAGCGATCCTTTTCAGACTGCTGCTGATATTGTGTTTTCACTTCATCACGTATTTCATCAGGAACTCGGTCGAGGTCAATCAGCAAACGATTGCGATTAAAGTTTCGAATCAATTCTTCATTCATACCTGTCCAATCTTCTGGCCAGTCAGCTGAAAGAATTTGATCAATGACTTTTTGTCGCAGTTGCTTTTGACGAGAGTTGCTGACGAAAGTGTCATCAGAAGAAAGGAAGTTGGGAACACCATCACCACTGTCGCCACGAAGGATATGCTCAACCAAAAACTTATTTGGATCAGAGCATTCAAGGAATCGCTTGCGTACAGGGTCATACTGTTTCACATTCGCATACTTCTGAAGTTGCATAAAGTCTTTGTCGCCTGAGAGGATCAGAATGGGATCACCGCCCAACTCTCGACCATTCTCATGGCAGAAAGTTGCAATGATATCATCTGCTTCAGCAGACTCAACACGGATTACAGGATAAGGGAAGTTGTCTCGAATCTCGTCTCGTATCTTATTCAAGGTTTGAAAGATTGCGTTCCAGTCAAGGGGAGACTTTTCACGCATCTGCTTGCGACTTGCTTTATAGTAAGGAAAGATCTGTTTGCGCCAATAGTTCTTATCGTCACAAGCGATAACCATATCACCAAACTGATCTTTAAATTTGAGTCGATTGACTCGGAGAGTATTTAAAACCATATGCCGTATTAAATTTTCTTCAACATGCGGTTGTCCACGTAGTGATGCCATTAAAGAAGCAATCATCACTTGGTTCATATCAACAATAATCATGATATTTTCCTAATCATTTTTTATAATATTATTCTTTTTCTTCACCAAAGTCAAGAGATAATTGTCGATCATCAGTAATTAATCTGACCGCATCCGCATACATAGTATCTGCAAGGTCTTGAACAGGATGCCAGATACTGTTGGACTTGAAGGTTAGCGATCGGATTGACTCAAATACAAGGGATATGTCCTGTATATAATCATCACCTTCAACGGGATATCCCGACTCGATGAAAGAAGAAAGAACATCAGAAGTCAAATCATCAACATAATTTTCAATTATTTCTAGTCCAACTTCTTCTTCTGCATTAATTGCTTGCAATCTTTTCTCGACAGGAAATCGAATAACATTACTCACGCAGTTTGCATTCATAACTCACCCGACTTTATAACTGAAAGTCTCTTTGGGTATTGACCGATCGTCAACGCTTCGAATCAGAGAATTCAGTAGAGAGTTCCATTGAGCAATGCGTCCATTCCAAGTGTAGAAAACATTTGCGTAACTTTGCATTGGAGAAAGGCGAGACTGCATTACAGGTTGGTTGTAGTGTGTAATTGCAGCGTCTAGCATATTATAAAACACTCCTGCGTGTTTCGCTTTATCTTCATGTATCTGATACATCTGAGTCCAATTTGCCGCAGTTTCATAAAGAGCAGCATAGTTAGAGTGTACACAAACCAAACCAGCAGACATCGCTTCCATAAGAACCATACAAGAAGTTTCTGGCCAAGTAGAAGGATATGCTAGAATATGTGAGTTCTGGAGTGCCTCATGAATTTCACGATTAGGAACTGAACCATGATTAGTCATATGAGCATGACTGTTAATCAAGTCAAACAGTTCGGTGTGTTGTTGATCACGTTCTTTCCAACCGTAAATCTCGAAAGAAGAATATACGTTCAAATGAATATTATCGTGCTTTTCAGATAACTTCATAAACACCGGAACTAAAATGTCCAATCCTCGGTGCGGAGTGGAGTGATAAATTAAATTAATCTTGCCGTCATCAGGTTTCTTGTGTTCTTCAACTGGGTCGATAGCATTTAACATTACAATACACTTCGACCATGGTAACTGATACGTGTTAATGTATGCTTGCATCTGCCAGTTAGAAACGAAAACAAATAGATGAAAACTGTTTACCATATTCCTGTCTTTTAGGAACTCGGACTCAGGATCATTAGGAAGATCGTGCGCCCAGAAAATGCGAATCTTATCTTCTTGTAGGTCGCTACGAATACGGGATGAGATAATCTGACATTCTTTCAGGAGGTCAGAGTCTGCTCGTTTGGCAAGTTCTTGAGTCAGTCGCTCAGTGCCGCCTTTTGAATTTACGTTTGTATCATTTGTCAAATAAACGCCATCACAAATTTCTGCCATTATACTTCACCGTCTCGAGTTAAATGATCATTCTTTACTGGGCGAATATCGGCAACGTTGCCTTTCTTAGTTCGCCTCGGATGTTTGAAAAGACAATATGTGTGCATACTGTCTGCTTGCCCAACTGGATATACAATCTCACCAGTTTTCTTAATGCGTGTTACTCGTTCCTGCATAATTATTGAATCCTCATCTTCAATTCTTTAAATCCACCAATAAATTCATCATCAATGAAGATTGCTGGAACTGTTGCAACCTCAGGATATTTTTCAACAAACTCTTCGCGACTAATATCCTCTCCAATTTTAATTTCTTGATATTCTTTGTTTTTCATTTCTGCCAAACGAATTGCTGCTACGCAATAAGAACATCCAAGTTTAGAGTATATCTTGATCATTTTGTTTTATCTCAGTTAAAAATCTTCCGGTGATCTTGCCACCAATAAAGTCATTATAATACTTATCACTCAATAAAACACGTCGATTGACCTGCTCAACCAACTCATAGTATGCGCATTGAGTCTTTGTATTACATAACCATAATATATTTCGGGATACAATGTCAATACCTTTTTCTTCTATCTCGCCTTTTAATTGCGTGTTAGAACCATAATACTTTTTCCAGTCTGACTCAACTTTCGTTTTCTTTCTTCGCTTACGAGTCTTTGTCACTGGGAGTATTTTTGATGACCAGAAAAATTTCTTACCAACATAAAACTTTTCGGTAGATTGATTGTGTAGTAGATAAACGAAACCATAATAGTCGCCGATCATTTCTGTCTCAAATACTTCTCCTTGATATAACCAAGGATTGGGATAACTCATTCTTCGTCCTGAATATACATATCGAAGTCATCTATATGCGCACTGCATACAGGGCAGAAACTCAATTCAACTTCTTCTTCCGGCATATTCGCTTCCCAAACGATGATGTCGGTTTTCGTTTCACACGATTGACAATTGATTCTTTTCTTTTTCATTATAATGAGAATCCTTTAAATGTAGACTCATCCAAGTCTTTCTTAATACCACCAATCACATATGATGTGATTTCTGTTTCTTGAGGAGCAACTTGCACCTCACCCCCACTAATCCACTTTTGTGTCCAAGGCAGTGGATTGCTGCCGCCACGGTTACTTGATAGTCCAATAGCATACATTCTTTTATTTGTAATCCAATCAACATACTCAGAAAGTAGATTTTCATTGAGTCCAATCATCGTGCCGTCTTTGAACAGATACTTTGCCCATTGCTTTTCTTGGTTCGCTACATCTTCAAAGATCTCCATAACCTTTTCTCTGTGCTCCTCAGCAATGCGAGCAAAGTCTTTATCTTCTTTGGGTAGGAGTTTGATTAACTGTTGCGTTGAAGCGAGGTGGACGTTCTCGTCGCGCGCAATAAACTTGATGATCTTCGCATTGCCTTCCATCTTCTTCAACTCAGCGAATGCCCATGAGCAAGCAAACGAAACATAGAAACGAATGCCTTCAAGTGCGTTTACTGCATTCAGACATAACCACAAAGATTCTTTCGTAGGATTTTGTATCAGATCGTCATAATATTTCGAAATAGAACCCGCACAATCAACTATCTCTTGAATATCTAACATACCATCGAACACAGCACTTGGATCGCTGTATACGTTTCGAATGATGTGTGTATAAGATCGAGAGTGAATTGTTTCGCTGAATGACCAAGTGACAATCCAGTTCTCAAGTTCAGGCAGAGAACAGATTGGCAAAAATGCTTCTGTTGGTCCACGCCCCTG